TAATAACAATACCAGTAGATAAATTAGTTCTAGCTGGTGTAAAATCTTTAAGTGTCCTAAATAATTGATTATGGAAGAAAGATATTAAACGAATAAAATCTTTATAATTATATTTTGTATTAAATTTCTTAAAGAAATCAGCTTGTAATGATTGAAGTTCATTATAAGATCCAGTGGATGGATTACCTATAATATCATCAATACTATATGTTGAACCAAATTGTGAAATTATATTTCTGTCTATTTCATCTTGTGGTGATAAACTAGCATCAAATAAATGAATATCTTTTGTGATTGGTATATTAGGTTGAATTTCAATACTCTTATTAGGCAATAATTGAGTACCATACTCACTACCACTATATATTCTTACTTTATCAGTTACTGGATTAGCATATCCTGAATTAGCAGCATCAGCGTAATACGTTTCTGTAAAAGATGAGTAATTATTTCGGTTAGGAAAATTAGCAAATGATGCTGTCCATGATTGAATATATTGATCTGAAGCTACAGATGCTACACTTGTTACAGTGTTGTGGTTATAAGTAAATAAATTATTACCTAATGGCCATCTAGCTGTTAAATCCTCAAATGATGAAGTTGTGAAATTACCTTCAATAGATTCAGGATTTAAAACATGAGAATCAAATACTGACTCAGAAATATAATTAGACCATAATCTAATTTCTTGATATGATCCAGTGAATGGGAAAGTACCGCCTCCAAATTTTATATTTCCTTGTTTATACCAAAGTGAATTAATACTTCCTCTAACTCTAACACCTTCATCTGTGTCTAAACTAGCGCTAGCTACATGACCTATCTCTCCCCAAACATTATTTTTAATATAGATATCATATATTTGTTGAGCTGAACTTGTTTGATTAAGTCTTAGATCAGGTATTCTTCTTTGTACTATTACACTATACCAATTAGTATCTTTATTTGATCCTGTTGTGAATATAGGTATTGTAGATGATGTAACATATTCTGTTCCTAATCTAAAATCTAAATATCCAAATTCACCTATAGATCCGGAGTATATTGAGTCACTAGATCCTGTTTTAGTATATAATAAATTAAGGGATAAATTAGATCCACTATAAAATAAAGATTGAGTTACTGGGCTACCAGTCACAGCTGCTTTAAATCTAAATTCAATACCATTAGGGACTATATCAGTATATGTTGTTCTTTCAGCACTTTGAGAAGTATAATTCCAAGGTACAGTAATATTATTTGAACCACTAACATTTAATCCATAAGTAAATCTATCATATTCATATTCAAAAGATGATGTTATTTTATCAACACCACCATATTCAAGATATCCCATCACTGTGCTAGGAATACCAAATATTGTATTTAAGTATTGAACAAAACGATTAGTACCTTTAGCCTTAAGTAATAAAGGTAAGTTATGATATAAGCGTTTATAAATTCCTTTTTGTTGGTCTTGACCAGATATTTGATAATTAGAAGCACTAACTAATGTCTCATAAGAACCTGTTATAGGTTTATAACTACCGTCATCATTGACACCATATATATACTGAAAGACATTATTTCCATCTTCATCTGTGTAGACATCAATACCCATTGATTGCAAAGCAAAATACACTATATCTTTAGATATACCTTGGGTTAAAGCATTTTTACTTTGGTATAAATCAGAGATTGCTTTAATATGGATCCAAACATCATCAAACATTTGTCCAATTGAAGCCACAAATTTAAAAGCTAACTCATTATCATTATTTTCATATATGTAACTAGGTAAAGCGTATAATAAATAATTTTGGTTATTGTCATCATATAAAGATGCTGAGGAGTAATTTCCACTATACCAAGTCACAGCTTCAGATGAAGTATATGATTGAACTATATATGGTTTAGTTGAGTTTTGTTTAGGCCAAGAATATGATCCAGTCTCATAATAAAGATATTGCTCCCAACCATCAAAACTTTGTATTATTGAATCTATACTATTTTGATATTTTTGAACATCTAATTGAGCTATTAAAGAATCACTAATTGAAGCTGATGTTTTTAATGAAGAAGTTCCTTCAATTTGTATTAATTTATATCTAAAACCTTCTAATCTTCTAGCCGCTGAAGAGAAATGAACAAAATTTTCATAATCATCATAATTGACATTTATAGAAAAATTAGAAGCACTTAATTGTCCTAATAGTTGTTGGATTTGAGGAGCGAACGAACCATTAAATGTTGTAACTTGATTAAAGTTATAATATGGTGTTGGTCCAACTCTTAAATTATCTAAATCTAAATCAAAATTAGGTCCACGAAGTGTTGGTAAAACTGGAGGAATAATATCCTGTTCTATCGCTACTCTGAATGTTGGAGAATTAGATATTTTATCAACAATACTTAACAGAGCATTAACTGTATAAGTTAATGGTAAAGGATTTAATAATTTAATTAGAACAGATGGTGGACGTAATGAACCAGCTACAGCTCCAACTGTACCAGGATCATATGTTATATTTACAGCTGGTATTACATTATTTCTGCCAAAATTTAAATAGAATTCTTTAAAGTAAGTTAAATTTTTTCTTTCATCTATAAAAGATAAAATATTTTGCTCTAAAGTAAATGTTGATATGGTGTTATTAACTAATCTTAATTCTTTTCTATCTGGGGATATTTCTTTTATAAAGAATGATCTATTTGGACTTAAATCACCCTTAGCTCTAAAAATATTATAAGTAAAATGATATGTACCATTTGTTAAACCAAAATTAGAAGCATCTTCAGCTGGATTGACTTGTACACTTTGAACAGTAATTGAGTTAGGATAAGTAGTACCATCTCCACCACTAGGTATTTTAAAATTTTTAAAAGGAGATATTGTATATAAAACTTTGTCTGTTGGATCTGCTATATGTAACTCAATGTAATCTTCAGGTTGGCCAAAATTCCTAACCATGTCTTTAAATGGTACTAAAGACGAGGCTGAACCTGTTAATATTAGGTTACTATTATTACTTATTTGTGTTACAACTGTAGCCATTTTATAGATCTTCTAAATCCCCTGGATTAAGTTTTGATAATTGAATAATTTGGTTTTTTAACTCAACATTTTCTTGTCTTAAACTTCTAACTTCAGCTTGTAGATCTTCTAAAGATACACCTAAGTAACTTAAACTCCTACTAGCTAACCCTAAATGAGAATTATCAGAGCCTGAAGGTGGAATATTAAAAAATAAAAGATCATATTGGTTAAAAAAATCATCAGTAGTTGGTGGTGGAGGTATTGTTGGTTGATTTGATATGTTACTAACTAATTGAGTAAAACTAGTATCAATAACATTATTAAAACTTTGCAGACCATAAATGGTCTTTTTCATATCAATATTCTCCATTACTCAACAGTTTGTGATATTTTAAAATAATAATCATCATCATATATATATGTTCCGCTACCAATATTAGATTTGATTTGTATTTTATAATAACGGTCTGGTTCTAAACCATTCATATATAACATAAAATAACTACTTGTTGAGTCATTACTTAATTTAGTAGCTACATTATCAAAATCAATTACTTTTAAATTTGAATCTAAATCTATAATTGAATAATATGAAGATGTTGGTAATAATTTGTTGTAAATATATAAAGAAGAAGTGACATAATTACGCTGAGGGTATTTTTCTCTAGCATAAATTCTAAATTTAACATACTCTGTATCATAAAATATATTCTTATTATTAGCTACAGCTATGTTTAATTCTTCAGTTCCAATATATTGAGTTGATCCAGGATTTATTGAACTATCATCCCATTTAAATTCTAAACATGGTGGGTATATAGTGTTAGTATCTCTAGAATAGAAATTAAAAGTATAGTCATAATTGTAATCAAATTCAATAGAACCAGTATTACGAATTATAAATCCATTATTTGGAATTATACTAGATGTGTACCAACCAATAAATTGAGTGACATTAACATTAATATCCTTACTTGAAAAATAATTAAAAGATTGACTTACAGAAGATGTATACCATGATCCACCTCCTCCATTTGTATCATACCAAGAGCCAGTTACACCACTTGGATAACTAGATGTTATCCAATGATTAGTTTGATTAGAATTTCTATATTTCCAACTTGCTCCATCGTCTGTTTCAGGTATATTATTAAATCTACCTGTACCCATATCCCAACTTTGATATATTGGATTTATAACAATATTGAAATTTGTTGGTATATCAATAACATTAGCGTTATATAATTTTAATGAGGCTGTAAAATTAGCTCCTGATTTAGAGACAGCCTCAGCTATATCATCATTATCAAATTTAATTAAAACGCGGCTAGTTGATGATGAAGCATATAATAATGGTGCTTTTTTAGATAAGTCTAAAATTTCATCTAAACCAGAGTTTAGAGTATTATAGTCTGTGTATATTGTTGCATCTTGTGATGGAAATATTTTATAAACACCCATTTATATTAGTATTAATCTAGTATAAATATGAAATAACTAAAAATTTATATTAATAAGCTATAATACGACCATAGATGTCTGATTCTGGGTATCTAACCTCAAAAATCATAGGATCTAATGATGGATATACAACACCTTGTTTAGTAGCTGATTTTATGTCATAACTGTATGGTGAGTAAGTTCCTCCAGCTAGATTTACAAGTTCAACATTAATAACAGATTGAACTCCTTTAATAGATCCTATAGTATTATATATATCTGAGTATATTATAGGTTGATTGATTTGCCATTTAGATATATCAAAATAATCAATTAATATATCAATACATTTAGATAATACATCTTGTGAATTATAAGCTGGAAGTATTGAAATGTCAAAATTTACTTTTATATTAGCGTAATAAGCATCTTTAATTATAATAGCATCACTCATCATTTTATTATATGATAAGTATGTTTTTAAATTTTGTTTAATAACATCAGAAGCTCTAGTTACTTTTCCATCTATATCATTTGATAAGATATATACAGAAAGAGCTAATGGATTATTATTCATAAAATTCTGTCTGTCTGTGTCATCCACTACTAAATAATCTTGATTAACATATGCTTTAGCTATATAACCATACTTAGCTGGCATAGACAATGTTCTAATTAAGTAGTCAGCTTTAGTTACATTTCTATTTTGTGTTGGGAAATTCGCTAATGCTTGTAAACGAATTTGCTCTGTTGTTTCACCAGGACCACCACCTGAAGAAGGTTGAGGATTATTAAATTTAACTGAGCCAGAAACAATATCAACTAATTCTGAGTCTAAATTATATGTGTTTATATTAATAGCAACATCTGTGTTTAATCCAATATCATCAGCTGGTAAGTTAGTGTCAATGCCACCACCAACTAAATAACTAGCTGTTATAATAGTATTTGAAGGAGCTATACCATACTCACTTGTGAATTGGAAGTTAGATGGATCATAAGCAACATTTAATTTACTAATACCATCTACAAAACCCATTCCTACATTATCAGGGTTAGGAATAATAACTTCATCTGGAGATGATACTACACCACTACCAAATTCTAGCATTAAATTATTATCATCATCAAAACGAGTGACAAAACGTCTTTGTACTTTTTTAGTTCTTAAAAGAAAACGAGCACTATCATCATCATTATAATAATTAGGCTCAAAAGAAGGTAAATTTAAAGTCTCATCAAAAATTGTATCTTGAGCTAAATATGGTACTTCAAACCACTCATTATCATCACTATCAGTAACACTAACAACTTCAATAATATTACTATCATTTATTGTTACTACTGGGAATTGTTCAGGATTTCCAAAGCTAAAATAAGCTGTTTTAAATTGTCCTGATATAGCTTTAACTGATTTTTTAAGTAAATAATATTGTGGATTACTAGTTCCTGTATAATATTGATAAACACTTGTAACTGTAGGATCAAATGAAGATGAAAATGAGAAATCCACACTATCTTGAGTCACAAAAGTAACATCTGGATTTGATATAGATTGGATAGTTGAGTTTTCATTTACTCTAACAACATATCTCCAATCAGGAAAATAATTTGGATTACCAGTTGAAGGTAATAATTGATAAACATCTAAATTAACTGTAGATACTGATGTTATTTTAGGTCTATACCCTAAAGCGTAAGCTAAAGCTATGATATTTTTCCTCTCTTGAGCGTATAAAAGTAATGTTTCTTGTAGTTGATTATCAGTATAAAACGACAAAATATCCCCCACGTATGCTGCCATCTCCATAAACATGTTACCTGGAGCTGAAGGACTAAAGTCCATATAGTTATTTTGAAAATATGTCCTAGCATAATTTATTAGATTTTGTTTTAACGTACTAAAATCCTTATCAAAATATTTTATATCTGGTATGTTTGCCATTTGTTATTGTGTTAAATCATTTGTTGAAGCGTTTATAACTAAATTATCATCCTCATTATTAATAGAATAAAATAAAGAAACATTAACTGTATTTTCATCAGATATTGCTCTTACACTTATGTTCTTAACAATAATATTAGGTACATAAGCTATTATTTCTTCTTTTAATCTATCAGCTACATCTATATAGTCAAGGTCTGGATTGAATAAAGATGCTCTTAAATCTCCTCCAAATAAAGGATCAAACATTCTTTCGCCTTTATTTGTTAATATATAATTAATTAAATTAGATTTAACTTGTTCTTTAGTAGATGTAGTTGTATTAAAAACATCCTTACCATTATTGAACAATACACTAATACCTATACCTTTAGGTTGTCCAACATCTTGAGGATTGACTGTATATGTAGTTCTATATCCCATTAAATTTGTCCCTCTTGTTTCATTTTAGTCATTAAACCAGTAAAATCAGGCACAACATCAATTCTAACAGCATTAATATCTCCAGCTGGTCTTGTGTTAGCTAACATATCAGTGACACTACTAACTACAGAGGGTTCAGTAGCTCCTGCAAATCCTATAGCGTCACCTGACTTCATTTCAGCTATTGATTTCCATTCACCAGATTGGGCTGTCTCATTTAATATTTCATTTAAAATATTATTTTGAGTAAATGTGGTTGGTTTTAAAGGCTGAGTTGGTTTAGTTGTTTTAATTGATTCAACCATTGAATTTTTCACAGTTGAATTTTTAGTTTCTGTCACAACTGGTTTAGGATCTGATGTTTCAAGCAAAAGTCCTAACTCTTCTCTAACAACAGCTTGTACTTCTTCACGTATAATTTTACGTAAAATTTTAATAAAGTTATCTGCTTTCATAATTATAAATATTTTCGTTATCCAAGTATTTGCTTAATTTCTGATAATAATTGTTCTTTTGACGCGGTTCTACTAAGGGCTGTTTGAGCTACTTTTAATCTACTAAAGGAATCTAACGCTTGGTATTGTATAGATTCATCAGGATATGATATAAACTGTAAAATAAACGTTTTTCCAAATGAATCCATATACTCTTCAACATCTGGTACAGTGTTAATTACTTCATCTAAAGAAACATTTAAATTAGTAGCTGGTGATTTTGGATCAATATTTGGTGTGTTTATAATAATATTTATTTGTCTAGTTTTATTACGTATTTTATCTATAGATGCTCTAAATGTTGCTATAAATGTTTGAACAGCTGTTATTATAAGTTGATAATCTGATATTTTATCTTGTATATTTTTAATTTTTTGTTCCTCTTGAATTAAATCAAAAATTGTAGGGGCGGAAACTTTCACTGGAGATGGTGAAGCTAAATCAGTTGTTACAGTTGCTAGTTTTGAATAAATTATTATTCTTTTAACAACAAGATATGCTTGTAAAGCAGACACAGCTATATTTAAAAAAGTTAAAATATTTTGAAGTTGAGCTAATGTTTCTTCTAAAGATTTTAATGATTTATCTATATTATCTTTAGCTTTATTAAAGTTATTAACAAAATTAACATAGTCTCCTGTTTTATAAGGTGTGAATGTATATGTTAATCCTTTCACTTCTAATGTACCTTTTTTAGCTAATTGTTTCTTTAAAACAGATAAAGCTAAATCTAAACTTGTTTGGGCTATGTTCTCAATTCTTATAAATTTTAAAAGAATTGGTGTTAAAAGAGAAAATAAAAGAGCTTTAATATTTTTAGCTGACAGTTGTTCTTTTAAAAATTTCTTTTTATCATTAATAGATTCTTTAACATCATCAACTTTAGCTTGCTGTTGCTGTTTTAAATTTTCAACTTGATTTTTAGCTGAACTTGTGTTAATAGGAGATTGTGATGGGTTATTAGATAATGACTGTACATTTAATGAAGTTGTATTTAAACCACCTGATGGGACTTTAGTTATATTATTAATATCAGGTCCATATGTATTAATTAAAGCTGCTTTAGCTTCATCAAGTAATGATCCTGGTCCTTCAACAGGGGCAAAAGCTGATGGTTTACCAGTATATATAATTTTTTCATTGTTATAAACAATAATAGAATTTTTAGGTCCTACAGCTTGAACACTATATGTAAATTTATTAGCCATTATATTGTATATGTTACATCAGATTTAATAGATCCAGCTGGTTTGATTTTATTATTTTTTATTCTATTTAAATCACCAGTTAATTTTAACTCAGCTATTTTTAAAAGTGGAGACCATGGTGGTACAGATGTTGACACATTCGTGCTATAATCTATTAAAGCTTGTATAATATCATTTAATACTTCCTCTAATTTATCTCCTTTAACAACAGGTTCAATTGTTTTAGTTGTTATACCTAATCCAAATTGAATTCTTGGAGCGTTAACTAAAAACATATTTTGTTCATTATCTGTATCTATAACACCCACATCAATAGTCACTTTATCACCAGCTGATAGATTTATATATTGACGTGATGATAATAATATACTATCCAATCTAGCGTTAAAAACTAGTCGGTTTGAAGCTAATATTATCTGCTCACCAGCGTATTCTCTTATATCTTTAAATTCATTATCAGCCATTATTTATTATTTTTATTTTGATGGAGCTAATGCTTCTAATTGTTTTTCAGTTAAAAATGTTAAGGCATATTGTGAAAATCCTGTACCCATACCTCCTTTACTATAAAATCCACCATTTTTTATATAGTATTTCCAGTTATTAAATTTAAGTGTATATTCCCAAATTTTATTAGGATCTGTCATTATGCCTGATTTAAATAAATATCCACCAACATGCCCTCCTGTTCTGTCAGCGCCATGGAGACAATGTATTAAGGTATTTCCCTTTTTTAAATAATCATTAATTTTAGAGTTTACTTTTTGAGGTGGATGAGCGTTTATCCAAATATATTCAACTCCAAGACTTTCACACATTGCTTTTTCTACCGCTGTTGTGATAGCTGGGAAGCTACTTCTTTTATTATCTCCTTTATCAGCATTCATTCTTATAACTCTTTTTATATTATACTTTTTAATAGCGTCTACAAAATCTCCTTCATATTGATTTGTTTCACTATTAAATTTAACAGGCATTTGAGCTGATCTGTAATTATTTTGATTTCCTGGTATGACATAGAAGTTATGATTTTTTTCTAGATTTCCAACTCTATATCCTTTACCTTCATCTTTAGCCTTAGGTTGAACTGCTGGTTTTTGTTTTTGAGGAGCTTGTTTTGGAGTTTGAGTTACAACTTGTTTTTTCTGTTGGTTATCAAATTGTGGGTCATCTTGATTACTTTTAGCGGTTTGAGCTGCATTATCATTTGCTTCTTTTTGTGTTGTTGGTGGTTTTTGATTAGGTATAAAAAGAGGAGCTCCATTTGGTAATATACCATATATTAAAACAAAATCATCCTCAAAATAATCATTATTATCATCTGTTACATATGCACTATTATTTTCATCATCTGGCATATTATCAAGATCAATTTCATATATACCATTATTATCTCCAATTTCAACATTAAAAACAGGTGGTTTTTTAGGTTCTATATTTGGAGCATTAACAGTTGAAGAAGGTGTTGGTGGTGTAGGAGATGGGGTAGGTGTAATTGTTGGAGAATTATCTACCTCTGGGGCTGGTATTAGATTATCATTTGGATTGATAATTGTTAATTTATTTGTATTACCTTCTTGCATTTCTGTTCTAGGAAGTGATTTTTGATTTAATAGTCCTATAACAGATATATCATTAAAATTAGTAATTAAATTACCATTAAAATCTTCAGCGTAAAGTTGTTCAAGTTTTTCTTTAGACACAGAACTAAATAAAAATCTACCCTCATTATTCATTAATACACCTCCACCATCCTGATGTAAGAATTGGATATCATCAGGAAGTGTTTCAGGATAGAATAATTTTTTATCATTAATTGTCATATAGGTCAAAATATTTTTTTATATGATTACTTAATATTGTAGTTTGGTTACCACCAGGATGTATTCCATCTCCAAGTTTTCCAACAGATATTCTGTCAATTATATAAGTATTCGCTGGGAAAGGTAGGGTATCTGTTTCAAGTGCTAATTGATAAGCTCTATATTTTTCAATATAAGGTATATAACCTTCTTTTTTAGTAACATATGGTGGATTTAGTTTCATATTATTATAGTCCATATCTATATCAGAGTCATATCCTACTATAATAAAAGCTTTAGCACCAGTTGATACAACTTTATTAGCCATATATTGAATATCTTTTATAACTCTTTCAACTTTGAGTGGTGAAAAAAGATCATTCACGCCTCCATAAATTAAAACTCTACTATATTTATTTCTTTTAAGTTCTTTATCTAACTCAGGTTTCATCCAATCTGTCACTCGTTTACCACCAATAGCTAAAATTTTAACTTTTCTAGTTGAGTTTGGACCTTCAATTAATTTTTTAAATTTATAAGACCATGTTCCAGCTAGTTCAACTGATATAGAATCACCAACAATTAATATATTACCGTTATCAGGAGTTGGTGATGCAGCTGGGGTAGCGAGTGGAGGTGATGGAATTGGTTCTTCATCAGGTAAATTAATTAAATCAACTTCGTATTCACCAAGATCAATATCATATATACCAGCATCATCACCTACTTCAACATTAACAACTGATTTAACTCTAGCAGATGGGATAGGAGTAGGGATTGGAGTTGATGTTGGGGGTGTAATATTTTTTTCTAAAGTAAATTCTGGAGTACAATCCACATATTTTATAGCCACAGCTAAAGCTAAATCAATATATGTGTTATAAAATGTTTTAAATTCATTAGGTTTATTTACAAATCTTTTATCACTTCCTTGATCAACAAATCTACCATACCAATCTTTATGTTCTTGAGCTAAAGTACTTAAAAATTTTATTTTATCTGTTGTTGAATAGCCATTATAAAGATCTATAATTTTTTCATAATTATTGCTAAATTTTTGAATTTTATCTGCGTCAGATAAAGATTTAGCTAATCCAACAGTGGATTCTAATTTAGTTATACCAAGTCCGGTATCCAAATAATCAGGTCCAAGAGCTGTTAATAATCTAGCTACCCATGTGCTAGTATTATATTTAGATCTCACTATTAAAGATCTAAATCCTGGAGGAAAAAGACGAGCTTCTTTTAGTGGAAGATTATAAATTTTTTTATTTTGTTGAAAAGATTTTTTTATAAAATTACCTATATTACTTTTAACAACTTGGTTAAATGTATCATATTCATCTCCTTTCCAAAAACAATTAAATATAAAGGTTATATTAGAATCTAAAGAAAGAACATCAGATCCATATCTACCCCAACCAAGATTTATAAATTTTTTAGATGGGTCTGGTGGGTAATTTTTAGCTATAATTTCATATAATGTTTGGTCAGGGAAATAAAGTTTATATGTATCTATATCTCTTGGATAATAATTTTCTTCAAAAGTTTTAACTGTTTGTTCATTTACTATTTTCGAATCACTTTTAAAATTACTATTAAAATCTTCCCAATATGATATTACTTTAGCTATTTCTCTAAATTCATTATTTTTATCATCTATCTCAGTACCACATATATCTGGCTGTGGAGCAGGCATTAAATTATCATTTGGATTGATAATTGTTGTTCTATTAGTATTACCTTCTTGCATTTCTACTCTAGGTTCTGAATTTTGATTCATTATACCAATAATAGAAGTGTAGTTAAAGTTAGTTTTTAGATTACCATTAAAATTTTCAGTGTAAAGTTGTTTAAGTCTCTCATCTGATAATGTTCCGAATATAAATCTACCATCATTATTCATTAAGATGCCACCTCCATCTTTATGTAATAATTGGACATCACCTGGGAGTGTCTCTGGGTAAAATAATTTTTTATTTTCTTCGGCCATATTATTTATATATTATGCTAATTCACCAGATGTCAGTGATTCAAAAAATCGACGAGCTGAATAACTTCTTTTCACTTGGTTAAGTTCTAATGGTCTTATGTTTCCATTTCTATCTTTATAGTTAACTATTTTTTTAAAATAAAGAGGTTGTGTGGTATATGGGACTAATCTATTAAAATGTAATCTTCCAGCCTCTGTACATCCATTACATCCTTCAACTATTCTAGCAAAATCAAAAGCATATTGTTCAGGACTTTCACTAGGTAAATTCACTACAAATTTTTTAAAATTTTGAAAATCAGGATACCTGAGTAGAAAATCCATTTGTCCAGTGACAGTACCTGTACACGCACTACAACCAACACTACGTACATAACCAATACTTGCCATATCTGAAGCTGAATTACTATTTGTATTCCATTGTATTAAGCCATAGCTATCACTTTCATTTGTATCATAAAAAAGATCATTAGGATCAAATCCACTTTCTTCATGTATATTACCTAATATACCCGCTATAACTTCATTAGAACTAAATACTGTTTTTAGTTTAGTTATAACTAATTTAACATCATCTTTATAAGTATTACCAGTTCTTCTCACAGCGGTTTTCGCTAACTCATGATCAATCCCACTTTGTACTCGAGCTTCAAGAGCGGCTTGATTGACTGTTAAAGGAACAACATTAGCGTTTATATTACCATCTATAATAAGTGGATCTAAATAATAGATAGATTGTACTTCTCTACCAGCCGCATTACTAATTATGGATGAGCCTGCTGGGGCTCTTAATAAAGGAACAATTTCATTTTCTTTAGGACTAGTCATACCATTTTTAAATAAAGGTAAAGCTGTTCCTGGTTTTGTTAATGTTAAATTATTATAAAGTGGAGTAAAATAAATACTTTTATCCTCTGTATTAAATTTTGACACAATTCCATAATCAAAAGGGGATGTTGGAAAAGATTTTTGAGTATTAATAGAAGATTGATTATAAGAATTATTCAATCTTTTACCTCCTACATTGCCTGTTGATATTGTATTTCCTCTACCCATTTCCTAATTGTTTAGGTTCATCAATTTTAACACCGCTAATTTCTTGGAATAATAATTCTTTATCACGCTCACTTAATACCCCACCATCTCCATCACCTTGAGTATTAGACATAGCACGTTGAACAATACCTGCCATTTTAATTAAGGCCTCATCATTCTTAACAGCGATTTCCATATACTCTTTAAGTAATGGAACAAGCATCATTGCATCACCTGGCTCTTGAATCATTGGTTTGAGCTGGTCGATTAATGATTTAATTTCTTTTTCCTTACGAGATGCGTTTTTATATATATCTTCTAGTAAGCTTGAAAAAGTTTTATCTTTAAATATAACTTGATTGAAATCCATATTTTGGTTTTATATAAATATGGAGAGTAAAAAGAATTATGAATTCATATTAATACACCCATGTTCATAATATTCATTATACTTACGAACATATATTATTTTTAAACGCTTAATTATTTTAGTTATTTGAGGTGTTGAAGCCTCAGTCATTTCCTTAATGAATATATATAATGCTTTTTTATTAAAAATATCAATATTTTCATTTTTACGGAATAACTCCATTATAGCGTCAGCTATTCTAGCATCATTTTGTTTTGGGAATAAAACAAATATATTTGAATCTACGTATTTAGTGAACTGTTTTAAATACGATGGTGTTTGATCAACATTTATACTATTATCATTATTGATTAGATCAATATAAATTGATTTATCCTCATCAACAGCTTCAACAGGTGCTTTATCTTTTAATTTTTTATAATTAGCATTGTTATAAAGAATCAGATAACGTTTAGCAATAGTACCAAAATAAGAAAAGGCTTTTCCTTTATCTTGATTATAAAGATGTAGTTTCTCAAGTAAAAAAGCAACAACCTCATGTTGTAAATCAGGTATTGTATCTACTTCAGTATAATAAAATTTAAAAGTATGAATAATATTCTCAGCTAACTTATGAAAAGCATAGTTAATTTTCTCATTGAAAATTTTATTTCTTTTTTTTTGATTCTTACACTTCAAATATTCAATGATAGCATCTTCTGTCTCTTGAGTGAAATAGACATTAGCTTTTTTTGGTTTACGTTTACGTACAGTCCCTTTCTTTGTTAATAATATTTCCTCACTCATCTTAATTTTTCAAATAATGGTTTAACGAATCTTGGATATTTTGTAAGTTACGGAAGAAGAAACCAATTTGATCATCCGATTTGAAAGCCTCTGTTAATTCAACTTGAGTGAGTTGTTTATTTGATTCCTCAACTATAGCTGATATGCTATCAATAATGGATTTTTGTTTAGTAGCGATTTGCTCTAATTTAGTTACTTTTTGATTTAAATTCCAAATGATGTATCCAAATACTGTGAATACCCAAAGCGCAATTGAAAAAATTCCTAGTATCATATATTCTTCATTAATTCGGCTAAAGCTGGGTTAGCCATTTTTTTAAGGGCTTTCTGTTTAGTGGCCGATGTATTTTTATTTAAACTAAAATTGTCTTTTTTAGAGTCTTTAGGTGTTTCTTGCTTTGGTCCTAATAGTCTAGGTAGATGTTCTTGTTCAAATTCAACACGAGCAGCTAATAAATCAGCTTGATGTACCACATAAATAAGTGATGTACGTGGTTTAGTTTCTGGATTAAATGTCATTAAGTATGGTTTATTAGATTCATCATATAAACCATCATGTAATTTAATAGCTAACATCTCGTTTTTAGTAGGTGTGATACCATTACTATAAAGTAAATGTAAACCACGATCAGGAACAGACATATATTCTAAACGATCATTGAACATATAAATCTCATTTAGTTTATCTCGTCTCCATTGATCTGTTTGTTCAATATATGCTTCTTGTTCTTCAGTTCCGAATTTACCTAAATCATGATTGATACAAGAGAAAATAAGTTCCTCAGTTGTGTAAGTATCTATCATACCAAAATTACGCCATATAACATCTAACTCAATAGCTGCGTCTACAACTCTATTCACATGGTCAATATAACCACCTGGAAAACAATTATGATATTGAGATTTATGAGACGCGGGCATCATAATAAAACGTTCCTCGTGTTTAATATAGAACGCTTTAAGTTTTTCACCTCGTTCACCTGAGATGTAGGTATCAATGTTATTCAAAAACTTAATCCAATTATCTTTAATTTGTTCTGGTGTTAACATATATTAGTCTTGTTCTGCGTTTACTAATGAGCGAATTTCATTTAATTTTTCTTTCATTATGTCAAGTAAATCTTTAGCTACAATAACATTAAATTTAGGGTCTGTAAATCTAGATCCAAATCCTATTAACATATTCTCTAAATGATCCAATTTATCTTGAATCGGTTGTTTATATCTCATTTTTATATTGTTTAATCATTCCTATCAATTCTGGTATTGTGTTGAATATACGAACATTATCTGATGGTTCCAATCTTGTCTCACTTAGTAAAGCAACAACTTTATCTTTATATTCAATAAACACAACAGGATAATGATTTGTTTGGTATAATGTCTCTACACTCTCAGTGAATTCACTAAAAACATCAGCATCAATATTCACATACTCTATACCCTCATTATCTAACTCACTCTTCAGCCATGTACAGTAATCACAACCATTTAATGTTAATAACCTTATATTTACTTCCTCATTCATAAGTAACTAATTATTTAGTGACGTATATAAAAAATATGGAAAATTTCTTGGAGGGCCAAACTTTATCTATATAAATATATAAAATGGGTGAGCTTTCGCTCACCCGTGGCTGGCTAAGCCTCATCATCAAATTATTTAGTAATGTATTTAACTAATTCTTTATTCAACATCATCAATTTAAATTTACCTGGATTACTATTATAAATTGATTTAACCATATTATAACATACATCTGTAGCAAATATTTTCTCGGTAACAATCTTACTGATACGTTCAATAAGTGGTTTTTCAATACTATTTTCTTTAGCATAAAATTCTAAATGGTTAGCAACCCTTGTACCTAATGTTGAGGCAATATCAGCTCTATAATTTGTATCTTTACCAACTAAACTTTTAAGTGTGTTCATCACATATTGTTCATCTTGATTTAAGATATTTTCTGGTGAAATCATCTTATCCAATTTGTTATTAATGAACATTGTAAACAAAGTACTAAATTCACTACCAACTGAACCCTCACCAATCATCTGAATTAATGGTAATGATTCTTCAAAACTTTTAATTGAACTAATACTATTAAAGAACATACTCACACTTCTACTATTAACTTCTTTAGTAACTAGTTCTGGATGCATCAACATAAAATTAATACAACGACCATCTAGTTTATTCTCTTCAGCCCACTTACCCCAACATTTAAGATCAAACTTTAAATTAACACTAATAAATCTAGTTTTCTGAGCGTTATCTATACTATTAACTAAATAATCACCATTGTCAGGATTTGATGTTAATATAATATGCCAATCTTTAGGTAGTTTCCAACTAATATACTGTTGACGGTCAATTAATTCCATTACAGCTTGAATGAATCTCATATCAGCTCTATTCCAGTCATCCAATAACAATATACCTCCATTTGTTTTTCCACTAATCCATTCTGGCGGACAATAACTCATACGGTTCAATCCTGTTGATTCAAATCCTTTTTTACGATAATCCTCAACTGAATTTTCATCTACCCATTCAGTTACTTTCTTATCCTTCATTTCAAATTGACGAATTGGAAAACCAACCAAATCACCAATTTCTTCAATCTGTGCAAGGTTCAATTTAACAAAATTCAATCCTAATTCATTTGCTAACTGAATAATAGATGATGTTTTACCAATACCTGAATCACCTACTACTTCAGTACTAACCATTGGTTTACTATTTTCTTGTAGATAACGATTATTATCGATAATGTGTTTTAAAAAGTCTTTTAATTCATGAACGTTTAATGATACAGATGCGTTTGTTTTTGATGTTGATTTCTTAGCCATATATTTATTTTTTATTTATAATTAAATTTAAGTTATTAATTAAGGTCATTAAGCTGTTATTTGTATTTTAGCACCTGGTAGTTCATCATTTATTTGTCTTCCTGAACAATGAACCCATAATGTTGGTTTACATGGTTGTGTACGACCAATTCCACATTCACCATCAGTTAAATAAATCAAATTTTGATATTTATCTTTATGATCCCAAAGATATTGCATCACTGGTTCATAATCAGTACCTCCACGACCAGTCACTTCTTTAGCTTCTTCAAATTTACCTACATACTCATAAACACGACCAATTCTAGCATCACATTCAACAACAGTTACTTGTGTACCTGTTTTCCAAATATGATGAATTTCACTTAAAAACTCCTTTAAATCATCTTTACCAACTGAACCTGATGTATCAACAGCTACAAGTGTATTTTTCTTTTGTTTAATTTTAAGAGCTGGATTACCATAAAAACGTTTATTTGGTTTACGTCTTGTTTTTTTAGTGAATATTTTATTAGCCATACCATTGAAACGTCTTAAATATGCTCTCCAATCAATAACAGCTTCTTCACTTAGATATAAACTATCAATTAATTCTTTCAACTCACCAGGTATAGTACCTCTACTTCTTTGTACTTGATCAGCTGTTTCTTTCAATTGATGTTCAATTTGTTTCTCCATCAATTTCTTTTCTGCTTCATCCATACCCTCATATTGTTTCCAAAATTCATGAGATGCTTTAACTTCAACTTCAGTACCATCACCTAATGTTACAGTTCTTGATTCACCATCTCCATTAGCAGCTTTCATTGCTTGAACAAAATTAGCAATATCACCATCTGGATTAGTTTGCATTTCTTGTTGTAATAACTCATAATATTTTCTAGTACCCGCTTTAACAGGTAAATTAAGAGCAGCCCAAGGTGCTTTAGTTATTTCTAAACCCTCCCAAGTTTCATCTTTATAAGAATCTTCAATATATTGATTAATTTCTAAATCAGCAGCTACATTCAACAATTCTTTTTCTGAATAATCATCATACATTTGAAGATGTTTAAACGCAATATGAAGCAATTCATGTTTCAAAACAGCTACTTTACATGGATCACTAATTGTCTCCCAAAATTTAGGACTAATAACTAGTTTAGTATTAATACCATCTTTAGCTACACAAGCGGTAGAAACAGCATCACTAATTTCTTTATTTAAACTAATCAGAAACAATCCATAAAACGGTTCCTTAAACATTAATGTTTTTGAATGTTTAGCAATATCTGCGTGAATATTATCTATCATATATTTTTATTTATATTAATTTATTTATTGAGCCTCGGTCGTAAAAACAATATCTACTAATGATTCAGCAGCTGAATTACTTAATTTGAATTCACGATTAATATTGTCTAATAAGAATTTTTTAACAATATCACCTTCAATACCATCTCTAAAATTATTTCTCAACCCAGTACCAAACGTTTTCCAATCACTTTCCCAATGTATGCCTTTTGTTCTAAGTAGTTTAAATAACGATTTTAAGTTGGTATTAGACGATGTATAATAACTTGGTCTGAATTTAGTTGTATGAATTAATTCATTCAACAAAAATGAAACTGATAATAACATATGGTTATTAACTACTAAATTAGACATCATTTCAAATCCTAATTTAATATTGGATTCATCTTTACTAAACAGCATATCACGAAGTGTTTGTAAATATTCATTATCAAGTTCAATTCCTTCTTGATTCAACTCAACAAACATATCTTCATCAAATATAATCTTTATTTTACCATTCATTATTTCTTTTCTATTATTATAAAGTATATCTAATAGATTTTCCAAACGATGGTTACGATAGAAATTTATATATGTACCTTTCATTTTAGTAGAATAAGTATTATATACAGCTCTCTCAGTTGGGTAGTTTTGAAATAAGTTTCTTTTTTCTATTTCATTTACTGTATAGTCAGATACTATAACCACAGTGTCTTTATCCTTACTATTTTTTAAAGTTGTTTTAAAATTATCATAAGTGGCATCATTGGTATCTTTTCTTTTAATTTTAGTTTCTATAAAATCACCTTTAATAAAAACATAGTCTTTAAATTTACATTCCTTAAGCATATCTACAAAATAACCTCTATTGATAATAATAATATCAGATTGGTTATAACGAGATGTTTTTTTCAAACCTTTTTCCTTAATAAATTCTTTCAATTTAAATCTAGGTAATTCACTGGCTTTAGAAGCGTATACCTTATCTCCTTTATTAATAGTATTTTTAGAATCATTTACAAATTTAAATAATGATTGAAGTTCTTTACTTTCTTTTTCTTTAATAAAATAACGACAATCGCCTCCCCAATGATGAACAAGTCTCCAATCTAATGATTTTTGGCTACTATTACCATAAAATTCTCCAATATTGATTTCAATAATTTTATTCAACATAACTTTTTATTTATTAATTTTCAATTCCATTATTAATTTCTTCAATAATTAACTCAAGTTGTTCTTCATTAACCCATGGGTTACCATCTATATCTATAATATCACCTACATAATATAGACCATCAATACATTTAAAATTTTCTTTCTTATTCATAACTTTATATTTTAATATGAGTGATGTTCTAAAAATTTATTTGTCTGAGTATCACTAAAGAATTTCATTCCATCAATCCATTCAGTCTTACCATCTTTATATTTGATTCTCACCTCTTGGATCATTGGCTTATTAAGTACTGCTCTGAACTTAGATATTCTCATGCCTATTATTTCTACTGTATATGTTTTACCTACCAATCCTTCAGGTGTACCGGGTGTATATTTAACTTTCATATATTTAAATTTAATTAAAGAATTGAGGTGAAAATTATTCATCATCACCTTCATTAACCATTGTTCCGTAATAAATGCTATCGTTTTGTAGTTGATAACCAAACTTAATATCCACATTACCATTTCTATTCTTGATGAAATTCATATATGTTCCACCACCATTTCTTTCTGATTCACGGCGCATTTCCATCATCGCGTCAGTCATGTGTTTCAATTTATTTGAACCTACAAATTCACCTGATTTAGTAACTTGTTGAATTAATAAAAACGATGTATAAGCATCTTTTCTATTTTCACCTTTATTATTCTTAACACACAAATCAACTAACCATGATTCAGCTTGTTTACGATCCCATTTATTGTCGTCACGAACACCTTCTATAATTTCAGCGATTGAGTCAATCAAAATTAAATCCCAACCCATATTCATAACCTGTTCAATTACATCTTTAGTGTTGTGTTCTAAATAATCAGACATAAACAATGTTTGAATAGAACCAAATTGTGGAAAACGTTGTGTATATTTGAACATTTGTTTTTTACCCATTTCACCAGATATGAACAAACATTTTCTACCGCGGTTCTGAACACCTGCTAAAATATCTAATAGTACAGTTGTTTTACCTACCCCTGGATCACCAATACACATAATATTAGTTGAACACGGTATACCACCTTCGTGTGAAATCAAATCATCGATCATCATTCCACTTTTCATGGTTTCCATCATTCTAGGGTCAATATCCAAATTATTCAACTTAACAATATCAAAATCAATTTTAGTTGGAATTGAAACTTGATACTCAGTTACTTGTTTCTTACTTGGACGACCTCTTTTTTTACCTGTGTTCATACTATTTACTTTTTATTTATATCTAAATTTATTAAATGAGTTGCGGTCAATTATCTAAAAATTCGCTTAATAATCAAACCAATAATATCGATAACATCTTTCACTACTTCGACCAAATTCACCACAATTACTAATATTATAAACAACCAAATCATTTTCTTAATTTCTTATATAATAAAGATAGCAAGGGAGTCACGGTCAATAAAACCGGACTCCCTGTTATAAAACATTAAAAACTAACCAACTATAGACTAAAACTATACTCTGAATAGTTGTATTGACTTGTTAAATCACGGGCTTTTAATAAACCCTCTGGGTTAACATATGATTGGGAAACATTTAATTTACTAATCCACTCTTGAAATTTAGGATCATTCATAGTGGTTTGACGTTCTTGATCAATTTCTTCTAGACGTTCTAAAGTAATATTGTATACAAACATATTATTTACTATTTAAATAATTTAAGTCATTTATATAATTCTCTACATCGTTTATATGATTACATTTCGCATCATCATAACCCGCAATATAAGCATTCATTATCTGCTCCTTCTCCATTGCTTTGGCTTGTTTATATGCATCTACACCTTCTTTAAATGATGCAAATTCGTTATCCATTTGCCATCTCCATAACCATTCAGCTGCCGTTTGTTGTCCTCCTATGTTAAGTTTCTTACTTGGTGAAGTTTCCTTTATGCCAAGTCTTGGGTTTTCGTTGTTAAATTCTAGCTTGTCCATAATTTATAGTTTTTCTATTTCTTGTTTTACTTCATACCAATAGTTAACTAAAGGGTTAATATCACTGTTTAATAAATTTATAATCTCATTTACTGTCATTGAAGCATAATGCTTTGCTATAGGCTTTGTGTTGGAATAGTCTTCCATTTCTACAAATGTTATTTCAGGTCTTTCGTATATTTTGTTTAAAGTTTCTTTAATATCATTAGGACATTTAATGAAATAAACTCCACGTAAATATCTTTGAAATAACTCTTCTGCTTTTTCTTTCGGTGTCATTTATTATAAGTTTCGTTGTAGTATTCTAGTGCAGTAATTATATTGCAATCATCACCATTAGATAATTTTTTCTGACAGTTTATTCCATTCTCTTGACCATCGCCATAAGCATTAATTATCTGCTCCTTCTCCATTGCTTTGGCTTGTTCAAGAACATTATACCAATCAGTCATTGGCGTAAGTGCTAATGTCATAAATAACCATTCTACTGCGCTTTGTTGTTTTGTTGGTTGTCTAAATGTACCATACACAGGATAGCCATTTTCGTCTAGTGGATTGTCTGTTTGTTGTGCCATATTTTATCTTTAAATGTTTTATTATAATAATCTTCAAATGATTCACCATGACCCGTTTCTAACAATGCTAACATAGCGTGTTCGTAACATTTCTTCAACTGCTCCTGCTCCATTGCTTTGGCTTTTTCAAATAAATACTCAAACAAAAACTGATTAGCCTCATACGTATTACCTATTTCTTTAGGAAACTTATTTTGTAATTCTATTAAAATCCAATTAACTGCCGTATGTTGTTTCATATATCATATGATTTAGGTGAAGGTAAGCCACTATAATGACAATCCAAACCATTAATTAATAAGTCTGCTATTTTCTTTTGACTATGATCTATTTGATTATTTAGATTATCTATTCTAAAATTTAAATTATCCATACTATCACTTAAATTATCTACTCTAGCATTTAAGTATCCAATAACAAAACCATTAATCCAAAATGCTTTATCATTCTCATCACAACCATGACATTCTTCCCATTGTGTTTCGGCTAGTTGTTCTATTTCTTTTCGTGTCATAACTTTTCTATTTCTTGTTTTACGGCTATCCAATAATCTTTATTATCATAAGTATGATTACCAATAAATGGATCACCATATTCACCAGTTGGGTTTGCGTTTATTATCTCATCTACTGCTATTAATGCACATTTTTTAGCTGATGAAAATGCCGATATTCGTTTATCAATATCCATAAATGAATAATTTTCAAACCTATCTATCAAGTTTAATGCTTTTTCTTTTGGTGTCACATCAATTATTTATTAAGTAAATCTATTAACTTAATTATGCCACTCACAATAGCCATTCCAATCACAATTGACACTATAGTCATTGCTATAAAGAAACCTAATTCCTCCATTTTATGTATATTTATTTTATTTTTCATTTACTGAATAATTCTTTTAATCGCTGTTTAAATGTTAGTTGTACCAAGTTAAATTTTCCATCTTGCCACCTCACAACCTTATTCTCATTACTACTATCTTTCCAAAAACACACCCTACAGTTCCTAACTGTACCTAAAGCAACTGGTAATTGAAATTTGCGGCTATCCTTCTTAAACATGAATAGCGGATACCATTTATTACACTTATAACAATGTTTGCCCTTCATATTACTTACTTTTTTCACACATTTCAATCAACATTTCAGCTAATGGATCATCATTATCAAGTATATCTCCATTTTCATCCATAACTTGATAGTCATCATAAAGATCATTCTCAGCTATAATAACACGATATTCTCTTCCATCTTCACGTTCAATTGCAAAATATACAGTCTTGTAACTCTTTTTGTCTGTAATCTCGTATTTCATAACTTTTATTTTTTATTCAAATTCTTTTCTAATCAATTCACGTCCCTTATTATATTGTGTTTCTGAAATGTTACCAAACAACCTCCATGTGTTAAGTGTGTTTATTGCTTCTAATTTAGTGAAGGCAGACTCAACCATTGCTTTAATTCGTCTCATAACCTTTAACTTTTTAACTTAAAATTTCTTACCTATATAAGTATATATTAGTAATCACCATGTCTAACAAAATTCCTCTTAAAATTCAATTCACGTCTAATCTTATCCTGTTCAATTTGCTCTTGAATACGCAAATTTTCAGCTACTAAAGCTTTAAACAATTTATCATCTAATTGTTCAAATACATCTTTACGTATCATTTTACCATTTATTTGAGCTACCCCTAAAGCATAAATCAGCTCATTCAATTCCGCTTGTGTCAAATTTATATT